AGTGGAGACGCAACACTTGGTTCTTTCAACTTACCAGGAGGAGATTCCGTGATAGTTGTAAAAGGTTCAAGCGATCAAGTATTTGCTGCAAACGTAGCGGTTACACTAACTCCCATAAACACAAGGGTTTAAAAATTAAAATGCTAAAAAATCAAATTGACTTAAGACTAGTATGGCTCGATGAAGCAGCTATAACCAGTGGTAAAGTTGTGGATAAAATTTCAGCAAAAGAAGTTCTCGGGCAAAAGCTAACACCTGTAGAAACTGAGTACGCCAAAGTTTGTGGTGCGTACCTCTATCTTCTAAAGTTAGCTAAAGATAGCAATTTGCTAGTGGAAAAAGACGAAGTACTAACTAGATACGAGACAATACATTGATTGAAGTAAGTAGAAAAGATGTAGAGTCCAGTTACCTAATGAACTTCGATTCAGAAGATAGATTCATTAAACTTCCTATAAATGGCTATATGGACTTGTTAGGTATTCAACCTAATTCTAGTCAATCAGCTATAATTAATGCTATCAACAATCCAAAGTATAGATTTGTTTGTGCCGCTATCGCTAGAAGGCAAGGCAAAACCTATATATCAAATATAATAGGACAGTTAGTGTGTCTAGTACCTAACAGTCATGTTCTATTAATGTCACCAAATTATTCTTTATCACAAATATCATTTGACTTACAAAGAAATCTTATTAAGCACTTTGATTTAGAAGTGATAAGAGATAATGCAAAAGATAAAGTAATAGAACTAAGTAATAACTCTACTATAAGAATGGGATCAATCAATCAAGTTGATTCAGTAGTTGGTAGAAGTTATGATTTAATAATTTTTGACGAAGCGGCGTTGACAGACGGCCGAGATGCCTTCAATGTCGCGCTTCGTCCTACACTAGACAAAGACAACTCAAAAGCAATATTTATTTCTACGCCTCGTGGTAGAAATAATTATTTTGCAGAGTTTTACTACAGAGGATATAATAATGAATTTCCAGAGTGGGCAAGTATAAAAGCAACTTGGCATGAAAATCCTCGTGTATCTGAAGAAGATATTTCAGAAGCTAAAAAGACGATGTCAGAGAATGAGTTTGCTCAAGAGTATTTGGCAGACTTTAATGTTTACGAGGGTCAGATATGGGCGTTCAATTATGAACGTTGTGTCGCTGATCTTAGTCAGTTTGATACTAGTAAGATGGACGTATTTGCTGGTCTCGATGTGGGTTACAAAGATCCTACAGCATTTTGTGTTATAGCATATGATTGGGACGAGCAAAAGTTTTATTTAGTTGATGAATATCTAGATTCAGAAAGAACAACAGAACAACACGCAGTAGAAATAAATAAATTAATTAAAAAATGGGATATAGATTTTATCTATATAGATTCTGCTGCACAGCAAACTCGATTTGATTTTGCACAAAATTATGATATAACAACCATAAATGCTAAGAAGTCAGTATTAGATGGTATTGGTCATGTAGCAGGTATAGTCGACAATGATAATCTTATAGTAGATCAACAATGTCAACAGGCTATATCTTGTTTAGACCAATATCAGTGGGACCCAAACCCTAATCTGATGAAAGAGAGACCGAAACATGATGGAGCATCGCACATGGCAGATGCTATAAGATATGCACTATATACATTCGAAACTACAGCCACCTCG